TCTAGGTTTGGACAGACGGTAGGGTACGGCAGGGTTGTTCGTAGTCCTTATTGGTGCGGATACCCTGCCTTTTACTATTTGGGAAAGTGATTACTTTATGCAAATCTATACAGAAGCTGAAATAAAAAAGATGAAAGCTGATCTTGCTAAATTAAAAAGTGGCACAGTAAGAGGCCCTATTGCAATTCAAAAAAGAAAAAATAAAATTCTAGCATTACAAACAAAAATAGCGGAAGCTACGGAAAATAACTCTATAAATAATAAAAAAGAAATCTCTAATAAATATGGTCAAAATTTATCTTCTAAATATGGTCAAAAATCTTTAGGTAATTTTAGAAAAATTAATACAGAGCAAAACAAATCACCAGACTATGTATCTGTTAAAGAAGCAGACAAGCCACAGAGAGATAAAGTGGTCAGTATGCAAAATAAAATTAAACAACAAATGAAAGATTTAGACAAGGGTTCTTCTCCTTTATCAAATAACATAGTTCCTTTAAAAGGAATGGATAGAAAAAGGTTAGAAGCTAACTTATTAAATGTATCTGAGAATCAAAGAATAGGTGGTACAAAGCCTGAAGACGCAGAGATGAACGCTATAGAGCAACTTGTAAGTAAAATAGTAGGACGCAACGTGCGCTTTATGGAAGACATACCCGATGACGATTCAGAATTTGGACAGGGCGAAGGGGGCATAGAATATCCAGCAGGTAGACCCGACTTGCGTATGGGGGGCATGACTGCTAGATCGGGCGCGACTACTAAATTCAAGAAGCCACTTGGTATGAAGGGTGGTGGGGCTATTTCTAGTGCGGAGAGAAAACGCATTGCCAGAATAGTGCAAGACTACAAACAGAAGAAAGCTAGAAAATCTAATGGCAAAAGAACTAACAGATAGACAGAGTACATTCCTAGACTGCTTGTTTGACGATGCCAATGGCAACATACGAACTGCTATGAAGATTGCAGGGTATAGCGAAAACACTAAGACTAGCACCGTACTACAGACACTACAGAACGAGATAATAGATAGGACGCAAATGTATCTAGCGTCCAATGGGCCAATGGCAGCAATGGCAATGACAGGCGTACTAACTGACCCTACCGCTTTAGGTAATCGGGATAGGATATCAGCAGCCCGTGAAATTCTAGATAGAACGGGCATAGTCAAAACTGAGAGAATAACAGTACAGGCTGAACCAGCAAGTATGATAATGTTCCCACCAAAGGCAAAGCCAAAGTATGACGAAGATGAGGAAGATGGAAGAAACACCCACTGAAAACACTTGGAGGCCCGTAGTACGTAAGAGCCGACAGATACCGTTTGGGTATGAGGCTGATCTAAATGACGATACTATACTGTTGCCTATACAGGAGCAACTAGATGCACTACTTGAGGCTAAAGAGTATTTGAAAACGTGTAGTTATAGGGAGGTTTCTAGATGGTTATCTGCTAAAACGGGAAGGACTATAACGCATCAGGCACTACACAAATTAATAACAAAAGAAAGAGATAGACAGAATGCAGTCCAATCGTACAGACATTATGCCTCCAAAGCGAAAGAGTACGCCGAAAAGGAAAAGAGCATCCAAGAAAAAATCCTCTACGCTTCAGTTGAACAAAGAGGCGATAGAATCGACACCGAATGGGCAGACGGACTCTTATCCTCCCAAGGTTGAGGAACCTGTAGAGCAAGAACAAGACCCTAATAGAATACAGATAAACAAAGGCCCACAAGAAAGTTTTATAAATGCACCAGAGCGAGAGGTATTGTATGGTGGTGCTGCGGGGGGAGGTAAAAGTTTTGCGCTATTAATAGACCCACTAAGATACTGTCAGTATCCTGATCATAGCGCACTTATACTTAGGAGAACAAATGACGAACTTAGGGAACTTATTCACAAATCTACTGAATTATATCCGAAGTTTTATCGTGGGGCCAAATGGTCTGAAAGAAAAAGCCAATGGACTTTCCCTTCGGGCGCGAGAATTTGGCTCACGTACTTGGAACAGGATAAAGACGTATTGCGTTACCAAGGTCAGAGCTTTTCGTACGTGGGTTTCGATGAGCTTACGCAGTATCCTACATCGTTTCCGTGGGATTATCTCAGGTCGAGATTGAGGTCAACAAACCCTGAGATAGATGTATATATGAGAGCTACTACAAACCCAGGAGGGCCAGGACATTCATGGGTTAAGAAGATGTTTATAGATCCATCAACCCCAAACAAATCGTTTTGGGCTAGAGATCCTGAAACAAAGGAGGTACTAAAGTACCCGAAAGGTCACACTAGAGCAGGAGAGCCATTATTCCAAAGAAGGTTTATACCTGCTAGTTTAAAAGATAATCCATATCTATATAACACAGGTGACTATGAAACAATGTTGTTGTCTCTGCCAGAGGTACAAAGAAAACAATTACTATACGGAAGTTGGGATATTGCAGAGGGTGCTGCGTTTACAGAGTTTGACAGAAAGACCCACGTAATAGAGCCGTATGACATACCTAGTGGGTGGAGAAAATTTAGGGCGTGTGACTATGGTTATGGTTCTTATTCTGCTGTTCTTTGGTTTGCTGTTACGCCAGATGATACGTTGGTTGTGTACAGGGAGTTGTACGTAAGAAAAGTTTTAGCAGTAGAGTTGGCTAGAATTATATTGAATTTAGAGAGCCAAGATGGTAAAATGGCGTATGGTGTTTTAGACTCCTCTTGTTGGCATAAAAGAGGGGATACAGGCCCTAGTCTAGCGGAGCAAATGATACTAGAGGGTTGTAAGTTCAGGCCATCAGATAGAAGTAGAGGTAGTAGGGTAAGTGGTAAAAACGAAATACACAGACTACTACGTGTAGACGAAGACACTGACATGGCTGGTATACAGATATTTAATACGTGTACAAATTTAATTGCACAATTACCTATCTTGCCATTAGACAAGAGAAACCCAGAGGATATTGACACACACTCAGAAGACCACCTATACGATGCACTAAGATACGGAATACAATCTAGACCAGTGCCTAGAAATATATTTGATCTAGATCCTTCAACATCAGGCAAAGAGGCATTTAAACCTGCTGATGCAGTATTTGGATATTAAGAGAAGGTAAAGAATGACTGACGAAACACAATTTTTAGAAGACAGTACCAGTTCTTATTTAGAAGATGGTAGTCAAGAAACTGAAGATGCTTCGGGTATAACTGACCACATATACAAATTATTTTCTAGGGCAGAAGATGCAAAGTATCAGGAGGAGTCAAACTGGATACGTGCGTACAAAAACTATAGGGGCATATACTCTCCTGATGTACAGTTTACTGAGGCAGAAAAGTCTCGCGTATTTATAAAAGTAACAAAGACAAAAGTGTTAGCAGCATACAGTCAATTAGTAGACGTATTACTTGCTAACAATGAGTTTCCTCTATCCATTGAGCCAACAACTTTACCAGAGGGCGTTGCAGAAACTGTAAACTTTGATCCTAACGAACCTAAAGATGTAGATGTTGGTGAGATGCCAAAAGATCTATACGGCTACGAGGGTGATGGTAAAGTTTTACCTGCTGGTGCTACAGAGTTAAATGAGCTATCAGAAAAACTAGGCCCACTAAAAGATATACTAGAAGACGTAGACATTTTAAAAGAAGGATTTGGCATAACGCAATCTGCTGTCAACTTTCATCCTGCAATGGTAGCTGCAAAGATGATGGAAAAGCAGATAAAAGATCAGCTAGAAGAGTCTGACGCTAGTATGCACCTAAGAAACACTGCGTTTGAGTGCGCTCTGTTTGGTACGGGTGTACTTAAAGGGCCATTTGCTACAACCAAAGAGTATGCAAACTGGAACGATGAGGGAGAATACGATCCAACAATTAAGACAGTTCCTAAAGTATCCTATGTTTCTGCTTGGAACTTCTACCCTGACCCTGACGCATCTAACATGGAAGAGTGCGACTACGTAATAGAGCGTCATAAACTCACAAAAACACAATTAAGAAATCTACGAACCAGACCATTCTTTAGAGAAGAGGCAATTTCAGAAGCAATAGATATAGGCCAAAACTACAACATCAAGTGGTGGGAGTCTAGTCTACTTGATTCTCAAGACGAAGAGAGTTCCCGTGGATATGACACATATAGATACGAGGCCCTAGAATATTGGGGCGTAATGGACAGAGAACTTGTAGAAGAGTCTGGCATAGAAATACCAGAAGACTATGAAGACGTAAATGAACTACAGGTAAACGTGTGGATATGTAATGGCGAAGTGCTACGGTTTGTGGTCAATCCATTCCTACCGAAGCGCATACCATACTGCGCTGTTCCGTATGAAGTAAACCCATATGCTTTTTTTGGCATTGGGGTTGGCGAAAACATGGACGATACACAGACGCTAATGAATGGTTTCATGCGTATGGCAGTAGATAATGCAGTCCTGTCAGGTAACTTACTTATAGAGGTTGATGAAACAAACCTAACCCCAGGACAGGATCTTACAGTATATCCAGGAAAAGTATTTAGAAGACAGGGTGGTGCGCCTGGACAGGCTATATTTGGCACTAAGTTTCCTAACGTAAGTAACGAAAATATGCAGTTGTTTGACAAAGCTAGAGTGTTAGCTGATGAGTCAACAGGCATACCATCATTCTCACATGGGCAGACAGGTGTTACAGGGGTAGGTAGAACGGCAGCTGGTATCTCTATGTTGATGGGGGCCGCAGCAGGTTCTGTAAAAACGGTTGTCAAAAACTTTGATGACTATATGCTACGCCCATTAGGTCAGGCTATGTTTGCATTCAATATGCAGTTTAACTACAACAAAGATATAAAGGGTGACCTAGAAGTTAAGGCTAGGGGATTAGAAAGCCTAATGCAAAATGAGGTAAGATCACAACGCCTCATGTCTTTCTTGCAGATAACTAGTAATCCTGTACTTGCACCGTTTGCTAAGTTCCCTTACATAATACGAGAGATAGCCAAGTCGATGATGCTAGATCCAAACAAAGTTACAAATACGCCAGAAGAAATGTTGAGGCAAACATACTTGATGCAACAACAACAGCAAGGGCAACCACAACAACAACAAGGCGAAATGGATATGACAGGGGCAGGTAATGCTAACATAGGCGTAGGAGGAGTACCAGTACCAGGAGAACCACAGTTCTCAGGTAATCCACAACAAGTACCACAACAAGCACCTCCACAACAACAACAACAGATGCAACAACCACCACCTGATGCTGGGTTACCCCCAGGATTATTACAATAATGGAGTACAAAAAACTACGGGATATAGTTACGCATCCTCGATATGAAGAATTAGAAAAGCACATAAGTTACATGAGAGAAAGAGCTGTTGCTAATCTCTCATATGCAGATGCTCCTGTAGAAATACACAGGTATCAAGGCCAGATATCCATATTAGATCAGCTATTAAAGCTAAAGGCTAATGTTATAAATGATGGGAAAAAATAACATGATGAATGAAGAACCAGAAAACGAAGTACCATTTGGCTCTTTAGAAGAAGAAGTAGCTGACGATATACCTGTTATGTTATCAGAGGGTGAGTACGTAATACCTGCTGACGTTGTAAGATATTGGGGCCTAAAACACCTTGAAGAAATGCGTATGATGGCAAAGTGTGGTCTTATGTCTATGCAACAGGACGGTAGATTACACATGGTAGATGAAGAGGGTGAGCCTGTTGAGACAGATATGCCAGAAGCACCACAGATAGAAGTTGTAGAGATAGATATACAGGCAATGCAAGATGATATGTCCGAAGAAGAAGACGAAGAAGATGATGACGATATGGACAAACAAATGGAAATGTTTGAAGATAACGTAATAGAAGTAGACTTTGATGGTAAGGATGAGGAAGATATCTTAAAACTTGAAGAAGGAGGCGATGTTATGGGGGGTATGGGGGAACCTAGTGGGCCTAGTGGAGGTATAGGTGGCCCAGACTCAGGTGGTGAAGATGACGAAACAGGTATGGGTAGAGCTACTATGCAAGAATTACAAGAAATATCAGAAGGCCCACCTCAAGATGAGGTAGAAGACACGGATGATATGACGGGTTTTGGAAGAGTATCTCAACAAGAAGTAAAAAGTGTTACTGATATTACAGATGTTGTAGGTGATATATCAAACTACGGTAGATCAGTTGTAGATGATTATGGGTTAAGTAAAAATCCAGATCTTATGTCTAAAATGTCTACTATGCCTCCAGAAAAAAAAGAAGATCTTATAGATAGAATAGTAGATGCTAGACATTCAAACAATCCTACAAGCGATCAGATGGATTTAAATGCAATGACAGAAAAAGGTTTTCAAGAAGCTAATCCAGGAGTTGTAGGAGTAACAAACGCATTAGCAGGTACATTAGCTTCAATGAACCCTGCAATAGCAGCAACTTTAGCGGTAGGAAATATTGTAAATGCAGCGACAGGAAGAGAGACAATTGCTGGTTTTGGTGTTCCATCCATAGTAGGTGAGGTTTTTGGATTAGGAGAAACTTCAATAGCACAAGCTATAGGCGAACAGCTATCTGGACTTGCACAAGATGTAGTTGATTTTTCTGAAACAGTTCCTGGTAATATAGAAGATACAATAGATGCAGGTGTAGAAGCAGGAAAAGAAGCAGGTAGCTCTGATGACGATCAACAAAAAGGACAAACAGAATTACCTGATATGACAAAACTTCTTAGCCTTACTACACAGTTACAAGGCATAGACAAAAGAGTACCAATTAGAAATAGTTTAATGTCACAGGCTATAAATAATAATAGAGCCTCACAACCAGTAACTACATGACATTAATTATTACGGGCTACCCGATACCCCTTTCAAGGTGAAAGGCTACTTGAGGCCCCTGATGCTAGGAGAATACTAATGGCAATCGAAGAACAAATCGAAGATACGTCCAATATTAAAGGACACGTTGTAAATACCAAAAGAAAATACAAAAGAGACATAGACGAAGAGACAGAGCTAAAAAATCTATTGGCTCAAAGAGAAGCCTTGACGCAAGAGCAAGAGGAAATAAAAGCAGATGAGGAAGAAAACGAAACCTTAGATGCTGAAGAACTCACGTTTAAGAAAAGGTATGGTGATCTACGTAGACACAATCAACGTGTACAGGACGAACACAAAAAGCAACTTAAAAAGTTACAGTCTCAAATAAATGACCTGACTAAAAAATCTGTAAATTTACCTAAGTCAGAAGCAGAGATTTCAGAGTGGTCTAAAAAATATCCAGACGTTGCAAAAATGATGGAGTCAATTGCAATTAAAAAGTCTGGAGAAATGTCAGATGATCTGCAAAAAGAAATGAAAGAACTACAGGAGATGCGTAAAAATGTAGTTCGTGAGAAAGCAGAGTCTGAATTAAAAACATTTCACCCTGACTACGATAACATACGTAAAGACCCTGCCTTCCATGAGTGGGCATCCGTGCAACCAAAATGGGTGCAAGAAGCTCTTTACGAAAATGATACAGACGCTTACGGTTGTGCAAAAGCAATTACGCTTTACAAAGCAGAAAGAAAAGCATTTAAAAAAACAAATACACCTACAAATGCAGCAGATAATGTATCTGTAAAGGGTACTCCTAAAGCAGACACTGGTGCAAATAAAAAAGGTGGGTTCAAAGAATCTGACGTTCAGAAAATGACAGGCAGAGAATATGAAGCAAATGAAGAGGCAATTACGGCATCTATACGTAATGGTAGCTTTATTTACGACATTTCTGGTGCAGCAATGTAATTAAGTGTTGACAAAACATTTTAATTAAATATAACTATATATCACTTGCATGATATGCCCCTGTTTAAAACAGCTACGTATATAAAAATGCAAAATCATATATATTTATAATAGAAGAAGAAGTAGGTTGGCTACCATTTTACTAGTTGGCCCCTCACGGTTAGAGGTCACCCACATATAGAAAATGCCCTGTACTTACGTGATATAAGCTATAACGGAGGAATCAATGGCTTTTAAAACAGCTGCTGGTTACGGAAACCTCCCGAATGGTAACTTTTCACCTGTAATTTACAGTAAAAAAGTTCAGTCGGCTTTTCGTAAAACTAGCATTGCAGAAGATATCACCAACAGTGATTACTTTGGTGAGATCGCAAACTTCGGTGATACAGTGCGTATCATCAAAGAGCCTGAAATTACCGTTAAAGAGTATGCCCGTGGAACTCAAGTAACTCCACAGGATCTCGATGACGAAGATTTCACGCTCGTTGTGGACAAAGCAAACTACTTTGCTTTTAAAATAGATGACATCGAAGAAGCACATTCTCATGTGAACTTTGAGTCAATGGCAAGTGACCGTGCAGGTTACCGTCTAAAAGACCAGTTTGACCAAGAGGTATTAGGTTATCTTTCTGGCTTCAAACAGTCTGCACTAAACGCTGTTGCAAGTGCAGCAAACGATGCTAAGTCTGGTACAGACCCAATTGGTACTGTAGGATCAGATGGCTTATTGTCATCCATGTTAATTTCTAGAGCAAGTTTTGTTTCTGGAGGTTCTACTGGAGACTCTGTTGCCACTCACGCAGACGGATCTACTGGTGAAGCAACTCCTTTGGAAGTGCTAAACCGTATGGCTCGTTTACTTGACCAGCAAAATGTAGACCGTGATGGTCGTTGGGTTGTTGTTGACCCCATCTTTGCTGAACAGCTAAATGACGAAAACTCTAAACTATTAAACAACGACTTCTCTTCAGGAAGTACTGACATTCTACGTAATGGCAGAATTATTTCTGGATTGATTCGTGGGTTCAGAGTTTATATGTCAAACAACCTACCTTCAGTAGGAACGGGTGCTGGTACAATCGACACTAACGGTTCAAGTTCACACTTTGGCGTTATTGTTGCAGGACACGACTCTGCTGTAGCTACTGCTTCTCAAGTAGAAAAAGTAGAAACATATCGTGACAACGACAGCTTTGCTGACATTGTTCGTGGTATGCATTTGTATGGACGCAAGATTCTTCGCCCTGAAGCTCTTGTTCGTGCCAAGTACAACATCGCAGGTTAAGGAGGATAAATCATGGCAACATATGATATGACTAGCTCCGATACAGTTGGTGTTGGTGCTAACAGCATTGCGGTTTTACCACCAAAATCTGATAGCCACGTAGCATATACTATCGAGGCTACTTTAGATATTGATGATATGGTTCTAAAAGGATATTCTGGAGCAGATGGAGACATCTTTCAGCTTCTAGAAATTCCAGCAGGAGTCTT